CTTACGCTCTGATGTATGAAGAACTGGTAGGTATTCCTATAAATAAGCTAGTCATTATTATGGCCGTTGAGAATAGTGAGCCTCTTATTTTCATAGAAAAGACGGAAGACCATATTGAGGGTTTAGTTGAGGCGATTCAGTTTTATAAAGGACAATTATGAAAAAATTACTATTAGCATTATTATTTGCACCACTACTCTCTTTTGGTTGGACACAAAGAGCGCCTCAACCTGTACAATCATGTGCTATTCATGCACCTTATGGTATGCCTCAGACTGCTGGTGTTTCACCAATCTGCCGTCAAGCTTACTTTGTAGGTTATGATGCGGCCGCTAAGATTCCTAGATTTGTAACATACACATTAACACCTGACCATGCTTTAGGTTGTGTTGCTCGTACAAATGCTTTTGCTGCTGACCAATCAGTACCTAACGGTCCAACACCACAAGATTATGCTGGTACAGGTTACGACAAAGGCCATCAATCACCAGATGGTGACTTATCATGGGATACACAAGTAGAATTTGAATCATTCTTAATGACCAATATGGCACCACAAGCAGGTTCATTGAACAGAGGTATCTGGAAACTCTTGGAAACTGCCGTCCGTGGTTGGGTTGTTCAACGTAATCAATCATATACAATTTATGTTGGTGCAGACTACAACGCACAGGATAAGAAGATTGGTAATGGTGTTGTAGTACCTCATGGTTTCTATAAGATTGTTATTAATAATCAAACAAACGAAGTTGCCGCTTGGTATTTTCCACACGTTGCACCATATCCTAATCTAGGTAATGATTTGACTAAGTTCCGTATTGGTGCTGGTACAATCGAACAGAAATTAGGCGTTAAATTCGCATTTCCACAAGGTGCTAAAGAGTTACCCATTGGTCAAGAATGGCCTGTCGATTTTGGCAAGTTAACTGTTGCTAAAAGACAAAAATGTGGTAATAATGCATCGGATGATTGACATTTCATAAATAATAGTGTATAATAGAATTATGAAACTTAAAAAATTAATCCATAAATTATACGAAGCTTGTATTGAGCATCATACTGAATTAGAGAAAAAAATCTACATGAAAATCATGAAGAAATCTCTAAAGAAGAAAGATAAAGCTCATACAAACTCCGTACAATAATTCGTAGAAGTTGTTTGAACATTTGGTAAGACCCGGCTTCGATGCCGGCAGGTCCACCATAAAGAATATTGAGTTGATATGGGCTGAAATGCCGCAAACAGTATTCTTTATAATGGGCCTGAATTGGATTCGATTACCTGATTAGTATAACAATGGAGAATCGTCAAAGCTAAAGACGTTAGGGTTGAGGATACTCGGCCAAAGAAGCAATTAAATTAAACGCAAATGACGAAAGTTATAAGCTTGCTGCCTGATAGGTAAGCGGAGTTAGTGGATGTACTTAGCAACAGAAACATCCACACCATTTTTCAACCACCCACATCACAAAGTCAGAAGTACTTGGGTCCAAGGTCAGAACACCGACTGTAAACAAAAGGAGATATGATGTTCGCATCAAAATCAAAAAGTATTACCTTAGTAGTTTTATTGGCATTTATTGCTTATGCTGTTCCTTCCGTTTCTCAAATGATTGTAGAGGATGTTGTACAAGCAGAAGTATCAAAAGATTTCAACAAGCAATTAAATTGCCTTACCAATAATATTTACTTTGAGGCCGCTACAGAGCCTTATGAAGGTAAATTAGCCGTAGCACAGGTCGTATTGAACCGTGCTAATAATTCTAAATTTCCATCTACTGTATGTGAAGTTGTTTACCAGAAAACATATACACCAACACATATTCTTGTATGCCAATTCTCATGGACTTGTATGAAGAATATGGTGGTAAGAGATAAGTATGCATGGGAAGAATCGGAAATAGTTGCTCGTAAAGCATTGACACAAGATAAAGTTCATGATAGAATAGCAAGAACAAATGCAATGTTTTATCATGCCGACTATATTAATCCTGGTTGGAATAGAAACAAAGTAGTCGCTAAAATAGGAAGACATATCTTTTACGCTTATGACAACTAAAGTAGAATTCAAAATCACCGAATATGGTGATGCAGGTATGATGCTCGTAAGAGAAGAATGGTATGACCCAGCAATACAAGGTTTACCACCTTCTCACTCACAAGTTATTTTGATGGGCAAAGATGAAATGAATTTATTAATGTATACACTAGGAAGTTATGCCAAATAAAGACGAAATACGTGATTTTAGTATGATGATTAAAGAGTTAGCAACCAAAATGAAAATTGGATTAATGGATGCAATCTGTCATCATTGTAAAGAAACAGGATTAGAAATTGAAGTTGCCGCTACACTTATATCATCAGCACTCAAAGCAGAAATTAGAGAAGAAGCACAAGAATTAAATTTATTAAAGAAAACATCAAAGTTACCAATATGAAAAAAATAACAAAAATATATTTAGATATGGACGGCGTAATTGCTAATTTTGAAAAAAAGTATAAAGAAATGTTTAGTATTCCTCCTGCTGAGGCCGAAAAAGATAAGAAGTTTGAACCATTCTTTAATGAATTTATTGCCAAGCAAGGATTTGCTACATTAGAGTTAATGCCTGATGCTATTAATCTAATGAATTATTTAAGAAATACTGGTATACCAGTTGAGATATTAAGTTCTACATCAAGTGAGCGTAGAGATGCTCAAATTCGACCACAGAAAATGAAGTGGTTAAAAGACCATCAAATTGAATTTCCTACCATATTAGTACCTGGCGCCCACCTAAAACAAAAATATGCTACACCAGATTCTTTATTGATTGATGATACTTCAAAAAATATTGATGAATGGCGTAGAGCAGGTGGCATTGGTATACTTTACACAGATTATGTATCTTGTGTGGCAATATTATCAATGTACCTTTGACAATCGCCTAAATAATATGATATACTAGCAGTTGATTATGAGTAGTTGGTGGACAATCCGTTATACATTTATATACATCGCACATACGAAAGGAAGTAAAAATGAGTTTCGCAAATCTTAAGCGTCAATCCGGTAATTTAGACAAACTAAAAACGGCGGTTGAAGCTCTCAGCAAATCAGAAGATAATACATCAAAGTCAGAAAATTTTTGGAAGCCGGAAACAGATAAAGTTGGTAATGGTCTTGCCGTTATCCGTTTTCTACCTGCACCAGAAGCCGATGGTGATGACGCATTGCCTTGGGTTAAATCATTTACACACGGATTCCAAGGTCCTGGTGGTCAATGGTTGATTGATGAATGTTTGACTACTAAGGGTCATCAATGCCCTATCTGTGATTATAATTCTTCATTGTGGGCTACAGGCATTGATGCAAACAAAGAAGTAGTTCGTAAACAAAAACGTAAGCTAAGTTATATTGCTAACGTATACATTGTATCGGATCCAAAACATCCTGAGAACAATGGTCAAGTTAAGTTATTTAAGTTTGGTAAGAAAATCTTTGATAAGATTACTGCCGCTATGAATCCTGAGTTTGAGGGTGATGAAGCAGTTAATCCATTTGATTTATGGAAGGGTGCAAACTTCAAGTTAAAGATTCGTAAAGTTGATGGTTATCAAAATTATGATTCTTCATTATTTGAATCACCAGGCCCTTTATTGAATGATGATGATGAGTTGGAAGCAATTTGGAAGAAAGAGTTTTCTCTACAAGAGCAGATTGCTGATTCTAAGTTCAAGTCTTATGATGAGTTGCAGAGTAGATTGAATAAAGTATTAGGTTTAAATGGTGAAACAGTTGCACCTAAGACTACTGTTGAAACAATCAAAGAGCAAGTAAAGAAAGCACCTAAGATTGATGAAGAAGATACTCCGTTTGAACCAGATGTAACTGAAGATGATGATTTAAGTTATTTTGCTAAGATGGCAGAAGAAGATTAATTCTTCTAAATATCAGTAACACACCCGCCATGCCTCTCAACGATGCACACTTTGGCGGGTTTTTTATACTGAAATTATAGAGTTGGTAATTACTTTGATTATC